TCATCTGTTAAATCTTCCTCTATCTCTATAACTTCTTCTAGCTCTGCAACCTTTTCATCAACCATTTCTTCAGTAAGTATCTCTTCAACTTCTTCGGTAGTATCTTCCAGTGGTAAAACTTCAATGATGTTTTCATCCTCTATAACCTTTTCAATAATCTCGATATCTTCTTTAGGTTTAGATTTATCTTCTTCTATTTTAATGTCTTCTAAATCTATTTCAATATCTTCAATTATTATAATTTGTACTTCTTCAAACTCCTCTAAAAACTCTTCTACTTCGAGGATTGTGTCATCAAATTCACGAACCTTGTCATCAATATCTTCTTCTTCATCTTCTTGATATTTGGGTTCATCTTCATATCTATCTTCATCAACATCAGGTATATTAACATCATCAAAAAACTCTTCTCCGAGTTCTTCCATGTCAGTCTCTTCAATGATTTCAATATCATATTGTTCTAAATCTCCTCGTTCTATTTGTTCATCAGTTAATTCTACACCATAAATTTCTAAATTCTTTTTGCGTTGATTATCTCTTTCTACTGTACCATCATCTATTTCGTGTTGTTGATACTCCGCCTCAGTGCCATCATCAAGCACAACAACAAATATTTCAG